GTCCGACTGGTCTGACCGGTCTCCTTGTCCCCATTCGGGTTGGTCTGAGCAATCGGACCAGTCAGACCAGTCAGACCAGTCAGACCAGAGAGACCAGTCAGACCAAGGTCTGGTAGGGACCACGTGGTGGTTCGGCCCGTTGCGGCGCATGAGATGTCACCCCAGTCATGGAAAGGAGGACACTGGCCGGGCGCGGTGGTGTGGGGGGTCTCATGGGGGCCGGGTCGAGGGTCCCACCCTTAAGACCCCCTGTGGGGAGTCCGGGGGGGCATAGGGGACCCGATTCACCTTTAAGGAGTTCAGAAAATTTGTTATGTGACGCGTGCACGCGTTATGTGTTGCGCGATAAGAGAGGGCGAGGGCGGGATCGGGTCCCCTGTGTTCTCCTCAGTCCCCCCGCATCCGGGTGGATCAGCACTCCTTGTGTACGCTGGGGGGCATGAGGGATATTGATCCGGTCAGCGCCTACGGCGTGGTCCACAGCGACGACGTGAACAAGTCCTTGAACGGGCTCACCTCAGGGGCTCGGTACGCGGCGGCCGACCTGTACGAGCGGTACGCCGCGATGGTGAGGGAGGACGGTCGCTCCCCCGGGCATCCGGTGGGCTACGGCCAGGCTCTGGCGCGCCTCGGTCTGGACCGGGTCAAGATGACCGTGGGTGGGGCGGGCAAGGGTCAGACCGGCCGGGGCCGCCAGATTTCCGCCTGGGTCGTCAAGTGAGCCGGTACCTGGGCAGGCCCTCTCTCCCCCCGTACGTGGACGAGCGCGACCTGGAGATCCTGGCCGCCGATCTCGGGGCGAGGTGGGTCGCGGTCAGCGAGCTGTACGACTGGTACGTGGCGATGATCAACCCGGAGGGACGTTTGCCGCTCACCAAGAAGGCGTTCGGGCTGGCCCTGAAGGAGGCGGGCTGGAGGTCGGCCGTGCGCCGGATGGGCGACGAGAGCAAACCTGCTCGGTGCTGGCTGATCACGCTCCCCTGGTACCGGCGCGGCCTGGAGCTGATGGCCCGGGAGAAGGCCGCCTCCGATCACTGACCGTGCACTGTCAATCTGAAATGCCCTCTTGACCCCGTAGGATGTGGCACATGACGATCCCGCCCTGGCTCCAGCTCCTGGTCTACGCGCTGGCCGTGGCGCGCGTGACCGGCCTGGTCTACGCGGACGCCATCACCGAAGGCGCGCGAGACGCCCTGCTGGCCTGGCTGGACGACCGGCCCAAGACCCTGGGCGCATTCGTGGCCGACCTCATCACGTGTCCCTGGTGCGTCTCGGTATGGATCGGCGGCATCGCCGCTCCCCTGGTGTGGTTCTGGGGAGACCACCCCGTCATGCTGATCCCGGCCATCGCGCTGGCCTTCAGCCAGGTGACTGGCGCAACCCACAACCTGGGGAGGTAACCCGCCGTGGCCCTGAGGCGACCGAAGACCGCACCCCGCCCGGACCCGTTCGGCATCGAGCAGGTGGAGCGCCGGACCGCGCTCGCCGGTGCCACGGCCATCGTCAACCTGGGCGAGGAGTCGTCCTGGCGCACCTGGAAGTTCGGCAACAAGGACTGGCAGACCGAGGGCTGGCGGCTGTACGACATCATCCCCGAGCACCACTTCCTCTCCGGCCGCATCGGTGACTCCGTGGCCCAGGCCCGGCTCTACGTGACCGAGGTGGACGAGACCGGCGAGGAGCAGGGCGAGGTCCAGGAGGACCGGATCCGGCGGCTCGCGGCCGTCCCGCTCGGCACCGGCTCCCAGCGCGACGACAACCTCCGGCTCGCGGGGATCGACCTCGCCGTTGGTGGCGAGTGCTGGATCGTGGGCGAGGGAGCCGCCGCCGCGCCGGAGACGGCCGAGGGATCATGGTTCGTCGTGACCGGCGCGGCGCTGTCCCGCGAGGGCAGCGCGGTCAAGGTCCGGCGGCCCCAGCAACGCGGCGGCTCCAAGCTGACGCTGACGGACGGGACGGACATCCTGATCCGGTGCTGGCGTCCGCACCCCAACGACACCGACCAGGCCGACTCGTTCACCCGGTCGGCCATCGTCCCGCTCCGGGAGATCGAGCTGCTGACCAAGCGCGAGTTCGCGGAGCTGGACAGCCGCCTCACCGGTGCGGGCATCATGTTCCTGCCCGAGGGCATCGACTTTCCCCGGGGCCCGGACGACCCGGCCGACATGACCGGGTTCATGGCCTACCTCCAGCGCGCGGTGGCTACGAGCATGGCCGACCAGAGCACGGCGCGCGCCATGGTCCCGATCATGGCGACCATCCCGGATGAGATGGTCGAGCACCTGGACAAGCTGCGCCCGATCACGTTCTGGTCCGAGCTGTCCGCCGAGATCACGCCGATGAAGGACAAGGCGATCATGCGCCTGGCCTCGTCCGCCGAGATCCCGGCCGAGGTGCTCACCGGCATCGGGGACGCCAACCACTGGACCGCCTGGCTCATCTCGGACGAGGGCATCCGGTGGATCCGGGGCTACCTCGGGATCATCGCGGACGCGCTGACCCGGGGCTTCCTGCGGCGCGCCCTGGAGTCGATGGGCGTGGCCGACCCCGAGCGGTACGCGTTCGCGTTCGACACCTCCGGCCTGGCGTCCAAGCCCAACCGCCTGGAGGACGCCGAGAAGCTTCACGACCGTGGCCTGATCTCGGACGAGGAGCTGGTGAAGGCCGCCGCCTTCTCGATCGACCAGATGCCCAGCACCGAGGAACGCGCCCGGCAGATCATCTACCGCCTGGTCATGACCCAGCCCGACCTCGCCCTGGACCCCGAGGTCCAGCGCATCCTCGGGCTGCCCGCCATCAAGAGCGTGGGCCTGCCACCCACGGCCGACCAGAACGCGGACAGCGACCCGGCCGACGAGGGCGGGGGGAGCGACGAAGGTCCCCCCAACGGCGGAGAGGTCGAGGCCCCGGACGAGGCGCGCGCCATCACGGCGGCCCTGAACAGGCGCATCGACGCCGTCAAGTGGTCGGCTCAGGCCATCGCGGCGACGATGCCCACTCCCTCCCCGGAGGCCGTGTTCAACGCCAGCGCCAAGCTGATGGTCATGCGCGCCCTGGAGCTGGCCGGTGGCCGCCTCACCACGCCCCAGGAGCGCCGGGGCCGCTGGGCTGACGTGCCGCGTCACGAGCTGCACCACCACGTCGGCCCGATCACGCCGGACAAGGCGCGCAAGGTCACCGAGGGGGCGTGGAACCACGTGGCCCTCGTCGCCTCCGACCTCAACGTCAACGCCGACGACCTGGGCGCGCTGCTGGGCGGCTACGTCCACGAGCTGCTCACCCGGGGCATCCGGCATCACGACGACCTGCTCTACGTCGCGCTGACCGTGGCGAACCAGGGCCAGGGGCTGGTGACCGCGTGACCGTCCGATCCCGCAAGCTGTGGACCGTCGCCGTCCTGGCGTTGTTCCTCGCCGCCCAGGTTCTGGTCGGTGTGCTATGACGCGCCCGGTCTGGGACGGCGGGGGGACCGATCCGTGGCTCCCCCAGCGCCTGGAGGCGCGCGCCGAGACCGCCCGGGTGGAGCGCGACATCCGGGCGGTGGTCTGGTCGTCGCTGTCCAACTGGCTGGTCCAGCTCGCGCGCCGGGTCATCCGGGGGGACCAGCCACCAGACTTGGACGCGGTGTGGGCGATGGCCCCGCTGTGGCGCGACGCGGTGGACGCCATCCTGCGCGGTGAGATCCTGAAGGCCATCGGCGTCGCGTTCGCCCGGGTGCTCGGGCCGGACTACCGGTTCGCGGCCCGGCCGTTCGTCACGGCGTACCTGGCGGAGGTCCGCAACCGGCTGGTCCGGGTGCCGGACGAGGTGTACGACCTGGTGGCCGGTGAGGTCGCCAAGGGCGTGAACCTGGGTGAGTCGCTGCCCAAGCTGACCGAGCGCATTGACAGTGTCCTGTCAACGACAGGCAGTGCGCGGTGGCCCAACCGCGCGACGGTCATCGCCCGGACGGAGTCCATCGGCGCGCTCAACGCCGGACGCTGGGACGCGTTCCGCCTGGTGGCCGCCGACACCGAGGACCCGCTGGAGGTGATGTGGCTGGCGACCGACGACACCCGGACCCGCGACACGCACGAGGCGGCCGAGGGCCAGCGCGTCCCGGTCGGCTCCTCGTTCATCGTGGGGGGAGCGGAGCTGAGGTTCCCCGGTGACCCGCTGGGCCCTCCCCAGGAGGTGATCCAGTGCCGGTGCGTGCCGCTGCTGGTCGAGGCTGGCGAGGACGTGGACCTGAGCAACCGCCAGATGCGGCGCGGCCGGTGAGCCGCGCCACGCTCCGGTCACCAGCGGAAGGACGGGCTGGAGAACTGGTGGTGGGCCAGGGGAGGCAGCGCGCCAGCTCGCGGCTGGGGCCGGTGCATCTCGCGCCACAGCTCGCCGCGCGTGATCACGGTGCCCGAGGGCATCACCGTGTGGATCTCGGCGTCCCGGGCCTTGTCCTGCTCCTGGGCCACTTCGTGCAGGATGTCCATGATCGTGGTCTGGCCGGTGGCAACGGCGATACGTTCGGCGGGGGTCATTTCGCGTCCCAGTTCATCGGTCATGCCCAGAACAATACCGTCATGACTGTAAAGTGTCAACACCCGGCGTCCGGCCGGTCCGGTAGCCTGAGCATGAGGAGGAAGCCATGGGTACGAAGTTCCGCACCATGCTCGCGCCGATCGGCCTGAGCACCGGAGACGGCCGCCGTTTCGCCGCTGACGGCATCGAGCTGGCGGAGACGCCGTTCCCGTTCGAGTGGGCGCGCGTGCGCGAAGGCGGCCACAACGGCGCGGTCGGCGTCGGCGTGGTCCAGGAGGCCGCCGTCCTGTCCGTCAAGGACGCGCTGGCAGCCGAGTTCATCACGCCCGAGAACGCCAAGGGCCTGGATGCCGCGATGATGGCGGTCTGGGGCAAGGGCGAGCTGCACGACGGGGTGGACCGCGAACAGATGCCCCGGCTGGCCGAGGATGTGGCCGAGGCCATGCACCTGGTGGACAGCGGCACCCTCGGGCCCTCCGTCGACCTGGACACGTTCGAAGGCGTCCCGGTGCTCGCCGGAACGGATGAGCCCATCGACTGGGAGATGATCGAGGCGTACTACGAGGAGCACGGGGAGGAGCCGAAGATCGAACTCCTGGTGACCTCCGGCCGCGTCCGGGCCGCCACCCTCGTCTCGATTCCCGCGTTCGCTGAGACCTCCCGGCCGATGGAGCTGATCGCCCAGGAGGTGACCGAGGAGACCGTGGCCGAGGACACCAAGCGCGCCGC